CCATTAGTAGCAACTGGTGGAACTAAGACTAGGATTGCGGTTACTTATGATGATACAAACAACAACATGGATTTCGTTGTTGACGATATGAATTTCTCAGTCTCTGACATAACGGGTGCTACTGCTCTAACAAGTGGTCTAGCAGCAACTGATGAATTAGTTTTGAGTGATGCTGGAAGTCTGAAGAGGATGGATGTGTCTGTTCTTCAAGATTATATGCAGGGTAGTCTAACCTTCACCACTAACACAAATACACAATTATCAACAGAGCAAGTTCAAGATATAGTAGGTGCTATGTTTAGTAGCAACACCGAAACAAGAATTGCTGCTACTTATCAAGATGGTGATGGTACAATTGACCTTGTTGTTGATGACATGACTGCAAATGATAATACATTTAGGACTGTTACAGCAGGTGGTAATACGCTTGGCGCATTGGAGCACCTTGCTTTTACTGCGGGTTCTAATGTAACTATAACAGAAAGTGGCGGTGCTGTAACAATATCCTCAACAGATACAAATACAAACACACAACTCTCTACTGAACAAGTACAAGATATTGTAGGTGCGATGTTTTCTAGTAACACTGAGACTAACATTACTGCGACCTATCAGGATGCTGATGGGACAATCGACCTTGTGGGAGTAGCGGGAGACATAACAGCAGTCACTGCTGGTACTGGATTAACAGGTGGGGGAAGTAGTGGAGCAGTAACAGTCAATGTTATTGGTGGTACTGGCATAACTGCTAATGCAAATGACGTAGCAATAACGGCTGCACAAACAGGCATTACTTCTGTCTTTAATACAGGTTTAGCGATAGGTTATGCTTCTAATGGTGCTTCAATTGATTTCGGTACAGATAACCAAATCACATTTGCAATAGACGGTACTCAACAAATTAATTTGTTTGATGGAGGATTAATACCTGAAACTAACAATGATGTAGACTTGGGAAGTTCTGACAAAATGTTCAAGGATGCACATTTCAGAGGCACACTAGAAGCAAATGCCATTACTATACAAGGAGTTGCTGTAACTGCGGGTGGTGGTAGTGGTGATATCACCGCAGTTGTAGCGGGTAACGGTCTGACTGGTGGAGCAACTACTGGTTCTGCTACACTCAACATCGGTGCGGGAACTGGTATAGATGTAGCAGCAAATGCAATTTCGGTAGACGTATCTGACTTCATGACCAACGGCTCAAACAACAGAATCGTAACTGCAACAGGCACAGATGGCATGAATGCAGAATCAAATCTTACTTGGGATGGTAGCACACTGATAGTAAGTGGGGGTGCAGGAGATGCAGTATTATCACTAAGAGCAGATTCAGACAACTCAGGTGAGTTAGACCAACCATACATAGACTTCATGTTAGATGGTACTACAATTCACTCATCTATTGGACATTCATCCGATGTCTTCCATAATGATTCAACTGACAATAACACGTTAATTATCGCTAACTCAGTAGCAACTAACGCTTCGGGGTCAGGAATAGTATTGGCAACAGGAGAATCAGCAGGGCATGAGAATGCAGTAGAAGCATTGAGAATCGGCCCTGATAGAAAGATTAGATTCAACGACACATACACATTCCCACTTACTGATGGTAGTAATGGACAGGTTCTAACTACCAATGGTAGTGGGTCGTTATCGTTCACAACAGTAAGTGGTGGTGGTTCAGATACCAATACCTTCGTTATTGTTGGTGAAGAGTCTGACCCCCATATTGCTAATACGGCTGCGGTAGGTGGAGCAAATGGTTTCCAAATGTCTTTCGGTAATGGAGCAAGAAACACCAGTAACTCTTCATCAGGAACAGACTTTGGTGTTGCTTTACCAGTAGACTGTACGCTGTCTAGAATAGATGTAGCGTTTGGTAATCAAGGCAGTGAGACAAACTCATCCAATCAGACATTCACAGTTTTCAAAAACCTTGCATCTACTACAACCACGATGTCATTCAATGCTAGTGGAACTGGTGGAAATGCATTTGTCAAATCATTTGCATCGTTAAGTGGAAACGGATTGTCATATTCAGCAGGAGATACATTCAACTTAAGAACAACTGGACTGGCTGCATATACCAACACAGAAGTTGGCCCTGCAAGAATGACGGCATACTTTACAGTAGCATGAGGTGAATGAAATGGCAATAGGAGAACATGGAGAAGAAATAACAATCAGCATGGAAGAGGCAATGGCAAAGGTTAGAGCATCTAGAAACTGGATGCTAGAGACCTATGTAGACTACTATCAAACTAAACCTATGCTTTGGAACTCATTAACAGATGACGAAAGGCAAGAGTTAACTGATTACAGACAGGCATTACTTAATTGGCCTGAAGCAATACAACAGATATACGGCGATACACCACCTAACTCACACTCTAGGCATCAACCATACCAACCTGATTTCTTTCAGAATCATCCAAGAGGTATAATGTTCGTAGACCCACAATCACCGTTGGGTAGAACACTGAATGGAAACTAAATCAAACCGAAGGTCTTGATAAGAAGATAAGCAAAGTAAGCAGTTCCTGTCAGATAGAAACTCAACCTAGCAAGGAACAGAAAATCTTCTGCATCTAACATTACTTCTTTCTTCCTTTCTTCTTAGGTGTCAGGATGTTCCTAGCAGTCTGCGAACAGAAACGAATCTTCTGAGTTGATTCCAATGTCCAAAAGGAATCTCTCTCCAAACCAAACTTATCCTCTATATGACAACACAACTCATACCTACTCATCTTAGCAAAGTCATCATCAATCTCCAAACCGAGAACAGGGCCAGTAGGATGAACTAACTTCTTATCTAACCAAACATACACATTACCCATGAATGCAATCAACTTTCTAATCAACCACTGCTTCATATATACGCCCCACAATAAGTACAAAAACAGCCTTGTCTTGAAAATACAATTGGTCTAATCCACTCACAAGAAAAACATACACCTAAGTCGAACTCTGTATTCACGGTCTAAACCTGCCCCAACACAATAGACCGTAACACAGTTCCCAAATAATCATTGCTTAAATCAACATTCCGATTTTCTTCGCAACCCAATTCCAAAACCTAGATAATTCGAGTGCTTCAATACCATCATTCATCTGTATCATCCCACGATTCAAACATCTCAGTTAGACATCGGATAAACATTGCAGTTTTACTTCTGTGTTTACTCATTCTTACTCACCCATATTAATAACCCTATACATCCAAAAGTAAGAAACAACAACCCAATACTAAAGGGTAATGCATTAATTTCTAGAGGTTTTTCAACTATTGCGCTTATAATTCGACTATCTACTAGTACCATAGTGTAGTTCTAACACTAAGTAGTTAATTTACATTGTGATTCAATGTGAACTGCTGTTGGTTGAAAATTGCCGAAAAAAAGCCAAAAAAAATGCAAAGTGGCCTAGTAAAATTAATTACTAGACCACAATGCTTTACATTCTCTGCACTGCCAAATGTGCAAAGTCTCAGAAGAACCGACTACTTTACCTTCTATTCTTCTAGGAATAGTTTCCCTAGAACACCGAAGGCAAAACTTAGCGAGTGCCACTGCGACCACGTTCATCTTCAATCAGGTTCTCCATGTATTCCTCGATGTTAGATTCGGTGTATTTACTGTTACCGAACGCAGCGAAGAATAATAGAGAAATGATGACTATGAAAATAATCCATCCTAACCATTCATAAGGACTCATTACCATTTCACCTCCAATTCTTTTGTTTCTTCTTGTTCTATTGAGAATCCCTTTACAAGATTATTCTCTTTGCCGTATACCCACAAGTCGTAGACAAGTTCACAATCCTTAAGACAGTAATCTGCTACTTCAGTGTATCTGCCAGCCTTCCATACTAAAGGTGCATCAGCACTATTCATTAGTTTCTCTGAACCCAATGTATGGTGAACGAGATTAGAAAGACTATACCTTTCTCCATACTCTTTGTTTAGTATTCTACTGGTATCGATATATGCTTTCTTATCTAGATATTCTTTAATGCAGTAGATGTCCATTGCGTTTTTTAGAACTGCTAAATCAAATGAAACAATGTTATGTCCTAATAGTATTCCATCGTTCTGTCGATGATTATCTAAATCAAACTTTAAGTCTGATAGAGGTTTAACTATAACATTGGATTTTCTAATAGATGATATTGGTTCATCGATATAGACTGTTCCTGTACTTCCATCCCATGTGCAAACAGTAGAAACTTGAAACATATGTGTGTTTCCCCACCCACCTATTTCATGTGAGTAGTTTTTGGTTTCAATGTCAAGGGCTAGAACGTTCACTCGTCACCACTGTCCCCTGTCCAAAGAGATGCTAGTTTCTTCGCCTGTGCTTCTGCTGGATTTGGTGCAACCAACAAATTAGGTTTCACAATCCATGCTACTAGATGTTCTCCACCACCAACGGTTATCATCGTTGATAGATACCATCCATCTTTCCCATATGTATTCAGGGATTCATTTATCACTTTCGGGCCATCACTAACGTTAAACACCAAAAACTGGTGTTCGTATGTATCTTTTTTTGTCATTATTTTTCCTCCTTATTTTTCATTTTCACATATGCTCGTATACCTATTTTCTTATTCTCAAACATATCTGTAATTTCCTTAAACTGTCTGTAAATGGTTGCTTGACCTTTTTTAGTATCTTCCCTCACTTTTTGTAACAGTAGTGCCTTATTTACCCAACCTTCATCATCTTCTCTTAACAACTTATTGTATGCCATTTTAAACGCATTAACATTTACTTTCTCATGCAAAGCATGAGTCTTCACCTTCAAGGCTACATCAAGCCACGTGACCAGCGATTTATAGCATTGTCGAATGAGCGAAGAGGCTTGACGTACATGCCTTTCAGTTACAATAAATCTTTTTTCCTTATCTTTAATGTTAGGTGCTTCGGCAATACAACATAACACTGCGAGCCTAGTCATCGTCTGATTCAACCTCGTTATGAAGTTACCAGCAATGTCGAAAACTTCGGGTCTGCTAGAAGCAACATAGTTTCTCATCTTTCTAGATTCATTCTTCAGAGCATCGGTAAATCCCCTACCAAATCTAATTGTGTGTAGTGGGTCTCGACCCGCATCTTCAAAACGTTCTTTCAATGCATCATAGATTATAACATAGTTGTTTGCGAATCGTTGGATGGGAGCGTTCTTTGGTTTGATTGTTCCTATTTCATCGAGTATCATTTCTCTTAATTCATCCTGTATTTCCTGTGGAACTTCATTGATGTAAATTAGGGTTCTCTGTATTACTCCCTTTTCTGCAATTACATTTGTTAGTGTCTTTGGGATGTATGTTGTTGAGTAAAGACTTCTTTGACTTCTGCACTCAATCATGTCTCCTTCCTTTAGTTTCTTTTCTATAATCCAGTTCTCTCCCCAAAGAGTATTCATTAACTTATTCAAGTACATGATAACATTCTCTTTGTGTTGAGACACCTTGAAAACTCCTGAGTATTCAAACTCATCATATGCAATCAAACCACTTCCTTCTAGGCCACCATCAATTTTGACAATCTGTTCTTCCCAAGTAGTGTTTCCATCTTCATCCTCAACTGCTACTCGTTCTTTCGTGCTAGAACCAACCAAGGCTGCATCAGTAGCGTCATCGATTGAGAACACACTGAACTCAGTTCCGTGTTTCGCATTTATCATTCTGAAAGATTCCTTAGCAACTGGCCCAAAGAAGTTGTACAATTCTGTTTTACCTGTCCCTGAAGTTTGCATCCAAATAAACTGTATTCTAGTATCATCTCTCCTAGTACCGCTTGGTATAACAACCATGTCTTTTGCTAACTGTCCTAAGATAACGAAGAAACCAATCGCTGCTGGTATCTCGTTGTACTTTGACATGTCTGCTGCACTCTTGACATATTCTTCAACTACCTTTGGTAAGTTATTCTTTCTTTCAACAGGCAGTGCGTTCTCATCACCTAATCCTTCGTAGTATAATCTATCTTCATCGTATTCATATTTATCATTCATTTATATCACCATTTTATCTTCTTTGTTCAGCACATCTATTAGCCTCTTAGCCAATACTTTACCGAAGCCATCCAGTTCACATATTTCTTCTATGGATGCTTCACCAATCTCCATGATAGAGCCGAACCTTTCTATCATGAGTTTTGCTTTCTTTGGGCTAATGCCCTTTACTGTACATAGCACATCAATTCGTAAATCAGTTGTTGCTATTCTTTTTCGTATAATACTTGGAGTGTGAATCTCCCTGTCTATTGGATGCATCTTACAAACAACAGCAATCAATCTTGCTGCTTGTCTAGCAGATGATACCCAAATGATGTTAGCATCTGTGTCAAGTATTATCTTACCAAATGCTCCATCGAACTTGTTTCTTAACATTCTTGCTTGTCCTGCTTTGTTATTCACATATTGCAGATAGTTCTCCAACGCATCATTGAAACTACCATACACAATTACAATGTTATTGACAAACTTAGCATCCATGTTATCTAATTGATTCCAAAGCCTTTTGTTTATCACAGATGAAAGGAAATCGAATGTTGACTTTGCTTCAAAACATACATCAGCAAATGTATAATCCCCAATATCCAACCATTCCTTTTCGTATGGTATACTCATCTCTTTACAATAGGTTTCTACTAACTCCGATAGTTCAGAGTCCTCTCTACTGTCAATCTTTAGTTTATCCATCGTGATACCTCCAACATTTTCCTACACAGTAGCCTTGAGGAATTAGGACATTGCCACAACTTGGAGCGTTGTAGCCTTTGTCAACAATTCCCCTAACATACCTCTCAGTAGTAGGCGCATTCCAATCAAGCCATATGTCGGTTTTTGATGCTATTGTTTCTAGTTCATTCATTATATTCGTTGTAATCTGTTTGTTCTGCTCAGGAGTTGGATTCCTGTTGCCCATGCTAAGTAAATCCCTATACCACTGAACAAGATACACCCTAGCATAATGACTAGGATTCTCCACCATAATTGCATTGTGCATACAGGGAAGTATTGGTATCTTACCAACAGGTGTTGGGATGTCTACCTCTATATCACTCATCTCGATTGGTTGCATCTCAGGAAATACTACTAGATTAGTTCCGTTGTTCGATACTATCTTTCTAGGTTTCTTAGCCATCTCCAATATAACATCTAGACTACCATCTAAGTCACTCACAAGTAGAGGAATACAAAAGTAAGGATTGCCATTCTCGTCAGAACTACTTAGATTCATAGAGTTTGGTAGTCTTCTCAATCTATTAGTTTGAATACCCGTTCTATCAAGTGTAGGCACACCATTACTGACTTTGGAATAATACTGCTGAATGCATCGGATGTCATCAACGGGTTCTCCATATACAAAAACATGGAAACCCTTCCCACTAAAATACATTTTGAAGATGATGTCTTCGGCAACTAAGTCAGATACGACTTTCTTAAGGTCACGATAAGCATCTTCTAATGGTTCATCATGAGCATCAAAATCTAAGAATGCTCTATCTAATACCACAGAGTTTTCCATCTTTACTTCATTCTTGAAGTGTTCAAAGTCATAGACTGTCGTGTAACAGTTCATCTTCCCGTTGAAGGAATTGAACCAATTAACAAACTCACTCTTCGTCTTCACTACTCTTCTTTTCATTTGTGGTGCGTTTCTTAGATGACTTCCTGCCCACACTTCTCTTGGCATTTTCATTTTTATTAACCTCCTTAAACGAGACCTTTGCTTCAAGCAATTCTGCTCTCACAATCTCTGCTATTCTTATTTTCAATTCTGACATCACTGTGTTCATGTATATCTGACCAAACGGTGTTCTCTCTTCTGCGAATACATCTGTATCCCAAACCATCTTCAACTTATCAGTTGTAGGCATTTTCTCATACACCGCTTCTGCTAGGTTTTCAACAGTCTCAGACACATTTGCTATCTCTGTGAAAGACCACACCTTTTGATTCAATTCTTCCTTTACCATTTTATCTATCATTTTGACACCGCCTTCATTTTTTCGTATTCTTTTCTAAAGTTCTGTTCTGAATCTTTAACATCGGCTACTCCATTGTAAAAAGTGTCATCACCATTAGCATCATGTAAATGACCGTCACTCGTCATGAACCATTCTTCAAACATCTTTGCCAACTCTTCATCTTCTTGAAAGAACTTACAATACCTAATACAACCTTCATATCCACCCCAATAGTGTTCGTTCATATATTCACAAATATCAATCATACTACTTGCACTTACACTTTTATTTTTTACTGCATCTATCATTTGGCTGTGAGTTAAATAACCCAACATATATACCACTTCATCTTTATTCATTTTCATTTTTTATTCCTCTCTCTATATTCTTTCTTTCTTCTAAAGTATTCTTTCCACTTCATTTTCTCCACCTCTTAGTCATAGTAGATATTGTACCTATGAAATATATTATTCGTACTATCCATGTACTTTTCATTAAAACCAACTCTCCGTATTAGCAGCATCACAGATGCCAAAGAAACTACAATTAGAACAGGTCTTTGCAAAATACTTTGTTGGGAAGATACCAGTTTCATAAGAATGAATCATCTCTGCTATTCCTTTCTTAACAGCAGTTATACTACTCTTCTTTGCCTCTTCTACATAGACGTAGTTAGCAGCAGGGTAATACCAACCCCAATGAGAGATAGGAACATTAGGGTCTATACCCATCTCTTCTAACTCTGCATTAGGTGTGTTCTCAAACAATATCTTGTAGAAAGCCATCTCCTTCCTCATCATAGTCTTCTTCCAGTCTTTCCAACCACCAGTTTTCAATTCCATAGGAATGTGTCTATCTCCCTCTCTGAACATCCTATCTATTATCCCTTGCAGGTGAACAGTATAGTCTCTTGATAATTCATACTTAGGATTCTCATTCCTACCTATTGTAATCTTAGCGTCTAACATTACTTCGTTAACTACTGGAATGAACTCACTTGTTGTTCCTTCAGCAACAGATTCCATGAATCGGTTTGCTTCAAAGATAGACATTGCTTCATACATTTCTGTGTAATCATCAATAGGATGCAGACTCATACAGTAGTTGACTACTTCAGAATGAGATAGCCCTTCTGCTTTTTTAACATCAAAGGCATTGAAGAATGCTTCTCTAGAATTGTGAATAATACTTCCTTTCAACATAACTTCTGTTTGTTCAATAGGTAGTCGTTCCTTATATTGAAACTCATATCTTTTAGGACACCATTGAAATGAACCCAATGAAGATTTTGATATCTTCAGTATGGGTTCTCCTTCCTTACCATAATTCTCAGGTTGCCATTGGTATGTGTATTCATTTGTATTACTCTGTCTCATTTGTTTTCACCTTTCTTCTATTCATAATTTCATCCCCTAATTTGTTCATGCATTGTTTGCACGTACATTCTGTTGGGTGTGGGGGTTGTTGTATCATGACAATCTTATCACCCTTAGAATGTTTTTCTATTCTATAACCGATGAACGTGTGGTCATCAGGAAATATTTCTGTTACTACTTCTACGTCTTTTTCCTTTCTTAGTTTTGGCATCTCTATCTTAGGAATTTCTATCTTTGGTATTTCCACTTCGGATACCATCTTCTTTGCTTTGGGAGTTATCCAATCTTTGATAGTGCGTATTCTTTCACTCCATTTGTCTATTCTCTTTTTGTTAGTCCAAGAAAGACTGTTGTAGAAACTTCTCAAAACCAATCCTCCAATGATGTCTGTTGGCTATCTTTTCTAATCTGTTGAATGTTCCATCCCATTGCTCTGAATATAGGTTCAGCCTTCTTTACAACTGACTCAGCATAATGTTCCCAATCAGGAGTGAAATCCCCAAACTCACTAGCAGTTAAACGAGAAACATAGTTAGGTGTTGTGAATTGTCTAGTCAACGGATGTAGGTAGTTTTCTCTACAATCTTTAATTCTTAAGTATAGATATGTGTCTTCTATCTTTTCGTATCCTTGTGAATGACTGAACAATACTCCCTCAACTCCTGAACCAAAGGTAGGTCTCTTACCACCGACAGTTACAAAATTGTTGTGTTCCATCACTCTTCCATTGTCATCAATACAACCACCATGAGCCATTAAATCAAAAACGCTGATTGACTTGTTCTTCCACCCTTTGTCAAATCTAGCCTTTGGGCTACAAGTCTTACAAACAACTTGGAATCTTTCTTCTCTGTATCTGCTTCGTTGTAGAACATCTGTAAGAGGGATGTTTCCTCTCATTACATTGTTATATTTCACATTTAGATAAGACACTAAATCTTCCTCAGACTTACCCTCAACCCACATGTTCAGAACAGCAAGTTGCACTTCTTTCGCTAGTTTTGTCAATGAAACTCTCTTAGCAGTGAATCCAGTCATCGTAAACTCCTCTTCATCGAGGAAATCACCGTCTTTCCAAGTAATTAGACCTGCATTTCTGTTCTTTGTCGCTCCAACTCCTAAAGTTCGGAAGTATTTCTCAAACTCTAGGGTTACAGGGTGTTCTTCTAGCCCCATAACGTTAGGAAATGCTTTTCTAACATGGTCATTGAGTATTTTCAGAGTCTGTTTAGCAGTTTCTATGCTATTATCTTCGATATCAACGTAAATTGAATCTGTATGTCCGTAAACTACCTTCATGTTAACAACTCCACTGCTATAACAGCAGCAATAATGACTTTTACAAACCCAAACACTGTTCTGAGTAGTGCTAGTGTTGCAAATCGGTCTTGTGACCACTGTTCTAAGTTCATATTAGGTTCACATCCTGTAATATCGAAACCAAACCATATACAAACACAAATCCGATTAGTAATCGACTCAGAACCTTACCGACTAACCTAGCATCCTTTAGAATTTGTGAGAACGCTTGTTTTCTAAGTTCAGTCTCAGATTTAGTGTCTTCTTCAGACACGTTTGCTAAATCTATTGTTGCACTCTTAATTGGCATTATAATTCCCTCACTTTGAACGCTGCAATGCGAATGGCTTCCCTTGCACTTGCAGTTATGCTTGCTGCTAAGTCAACATCAGCCCAACCGAATCCCTGATACGCAATGATACCATAGAAGGATGCCATCAGTCTCTTAACTGCGAGTTGGTTGTTGTTCCATTTCACATATTCACTTTTACTTTCACTTTCTTTCATTTTTAGTTTGTATTCGTTTCTCAACTGTTTTAGTTCTAAGACTGCTTTAGGTAGCAATCCTAAATTGTCAGTCTTGTAATATCTCATGTCATGTTCCTTGATTTCAGAGAAGTCTTTAGGAGTCTTCAGATTTACAGCAAACTCAGTTGTGCTTGTTGACTTCGTTTCCCAAGATATGTTTCTTGCTATCATCATAGATGGATATAGACCAGCAAAGTCAAATGCTGCAACACCCAAATGAAGACCATTTGTAGCCTCACTGAGAGGGTCATAGACCATTGCCCCATCATACTCTACCCTGTCTCCTTTTCTACCCGTAGGGGCTTTCCATGATGCGTTTCTCATGAAGTATATTCCACCCATGTTGGAAGCATAGAAGCAAGCATCAAACGGAGCAATCAGTAAACGTTGTAACGAGAGTATCGCTTCAGTGGTGAAGTTCTCATCGTCTATCCTCTTGATTAACTCAACGTCTTTAACAGCATACTCTAGATATGTTTCAGTGTCTTCTTGCCATCCCCTTCTGAAGAACTCATTCTTGTCGGGAAACTTTTCACTTACTAACTTCTTTTCACCTAATACACTCTCAGATACATAGTCTAGAGATAAGGAAGGTAGTGTTCCTCTTTGTGCGTCATTCCACTGTCTTTCAAATGCTAAGTCAAGCGGAACACATATTCTACCTTTGATTGGTTGTGCGATAGGTGAATAGTTTGAGATTTGTTTCTCCTTTAGTATGATTCTTCGTTCCTTAATGTTCCACTCTACTCCTGTGACTTCTTGTACTGGTGATAGAAGTTTAGGACTGATACCATTTACATGAAGCCTTTCAATTAACTTCGGTACATCGAACTTCCATCCAAACCAAGAGATGAGCATATCGGGGTCTTTCTCTGTAATCATCATAATGAATCTTTCAAGTATGGTTCTTTCTGATTCCTCAGAATCAGGTTGCCACGTTAGAGTATAGTAAGCATCATCGTAGTTGTCATAAACAACAATAGCGGTTATTGCCCCATCATGTTCTCCACCTTGCATCCATTCCATATCCCAATACCACTTTCGTAGATTGTATTCGGGCATAACATCTAATTGGTCGATAGCGTATCTGTAATGATGCTGAACATCTGCTTCATAGGTTACTATTGCTCTATCATGAAAGTATGTTCTTATCTTATGTGATACACTTCTAGCAAGAGACTTACCTGTTTTGTATGGAGTCCAAGTTACTTTCAACAATGTTTCTCCCTGAAGATTTACCCAATCTCCTGTCTCATATGAGAGTGTGGCAAAGAATCTTTCTCTACCTCGGTAGCCTTCTGATACTGGTATTCTAGTGGTTTCACTAGGGTTAACAATATCAGATTGAGCAACAAAGAAGTAAGGAGAAAACTCACTGAACGTTACAGATTTTTCCATACGCTTGTTGTTTTCATCCCTCCATCTTAGAAGAACTCCTTCTGTTGTATTTGCTATTATCATTTTTATTCCTCTTACCGTGTAATATATGGGGCTTTGATTAATATTCTATCTTCACCTGCCCAAATGACAGGAGATTCGTCTTTCAAATAGATAGTGACAGGAACACTACCACGAAAGAACTTGTGGAACTGGCCTGTAACTTCTACGGTTGATGGGTCGCCATTAATCGTTAGAGTAGATACTTCTACATCTACCATGTCGATGTCAGTCTTTCTACTAGAGATATGTAATGTTACTCCATCTGTATTAAACAGATACTTTGCATTGTTGATTACATCACAAGTCTTGACTGCATCTGTAAGGATGTTTGACCCTGTTGTAATAACAGACTCAAAGGTAACACTACTGAATACAGGATTTTCAGGAGTGATTGTAAATCCTTGAATCCTAGCAATCATTGCTGCATTTGGATGATTCACAACTAAAGGAAGGCTTGCTCTTTTACCGCCACCTTCTGATTGAAGTAGAATATAGTCTGCTACTTCCAACCTAACAGTATCGCTTGTGAATGTTTTTAGATACTTTAGAATCTTATCTATCTCAACAACCATCATGTTGTGTTCATCTCTTCCTATGTTTCTTATTACAGGAATAGATACCCGACAGATAGTTTGATTGTCTGCGTTGTATAGATTCAATATATTGTCCTCAACTAGTTCAAGCATAGCGTAGCCTGTTAATTGACTGTTCTTTGCTGAATCTCCATTGTGATACTTTCCTTTCATCCATACATCTTCTATTGCGTTTGTTAGCGTTTTATTGTTTATTTCTATTCTCATTTTTATTCCTCTTTCTATATTCCTTTTGGTATTTCTTTATCCTCTCTGCATTCTCAGGCTTTAATGAGGATTTCTTCACACTTTCTATTTTTTTCTGCTTGTAAGTAGGGTCAGCCGCATACTTCTCTCTTGCTTCTTTATTGATGCGTTCAACATACTCAGGGTTAGTCATTTTTCTATGGTAATTATCTCGGTGCTGTTTCCGTCTCTTTGCTACCCACTCAGGGTTCTTCTTGTTTCTTGCATCTCTTTCCCTGTAATACTCTCTCATATACAACTTCCTACATTCATCCGAACAGATTTTACTGACAGCAGTGGGTTTTGAAAACATCTCCCCACACCACACACAATCCCGTTCACCAAAATGCCCTAATGTATCTTGATTCCATTTGAACTTCTTGCTTCTTTTCATGCTAGAGGAACGGGTTGTATTAGCAATATTAATCCCTATCTTCTTCATGCTTGCATCCTCTCATTTTTATTCTTCCTAAATAGCAGAAGGGATAGGGGGTTTCCCCCCTACCCACATCTACATTACGTTCAGAGTTCCCCTGCCTTTATCTCAGGGAAACCTGACCAATCTATCTTTCCATCTTCGATAGTCAAGACTCTCAATCTCTTTCCAATCATCTCAGGCTTCCTAGCACTTGCCTCAACCATAGCGGTAAAGGTAGCACCATTCTTCCTGATGTCTCTTGACATCTTTACTGTTGCAGTGAAGATATCTTCTGTTGTAGAATGCCAGTTGGCCTCCACACCAACGGGATTTGGATTACCCGCATACTTGTCTTTAGAGTGAGCAATCACTATTCGATGACAAGGCATCTCTAGTATCTGCTTATGCAAGAAGTTCTTGTAAGGGGTGTTTCTATCTCCCCAAACATAAGGCGGTTGCTTGATAACTGTATCAGCATCCATGCCATGCTTCTCACGCATCTTGGTTTCACAAACATCTGTTAGGAGTTTATCTGCTCCATCTACGATGACCGCTTTTAGTTTACCTTCTGCAAGATACTCTTTTGCCATTTCATAGAACGCTCTAGCGTTGTTCATCGTTTCATCGAAGTCAACTAGACTACCATCCTTTCTTACAATTGGATTGTAGACAATCAGGTTCTCTATGTTATCATAATGATTACGCTTGACATCTATTGCTCTGTTGTCAAAATCAAACACTAGAACGTGTTGCTCATTTTTTATGTCTTCTTCAGTTAGCAAATCCAACGCGGTTGCTGACTTCGCTGATTTAGGTTCACCCCAAATACCAAGACAAAGGTACGACTTGTTGTTCTCCTGTCGCTCCTTAATCTGTTGAAGCATAGCCTCCTTTCGGAGAGCATATTGCCCCATATCAGATTCTTTCGTTGTTACTGCTTTTGTTTTATCTGTTGTTGTCCAACTCATTTCTATCACCATTTTTATATTCATCAGGGTTAAATGTAATCCCCTTCCATTTGTTTAGTAGTTCGTTAAGTTCTGCTAGAGATACTTTTAGTCTAACATCCTTTGATACAAAGTGAAACTTTGTCCAATAGTCTCCCGTATCGGGATTGTACTTCCAAGTTAGGAAGTCTACGCTGTCCAAGAGAAAAGCAAAACTCCTCCCATGAACAACGAGACCCCCGTTGGAATCAGTAAGTAAACTGTATTCCATGAGTAACACCTACTCAAAGAACCAGTCTTCTGACTCATCTACAAACTCTACTTCTTCAGCACTTCCCCCTCTGCTGTTGATTATATGTAGACCTGTAACATTGATACTTACTGGTCGGATGTTTCCTTCTTGGTCAGTTCCTTGTGAAGTTCTACCCACCACAAGAACCTGTGAACCAATACCGAAGTTAATCGGTATGTTCTCAGGAATCCAACATGTAGTTCCACTCCATCCATCGTTGTCAAAGTCGAAGTCCGTATTAAGGTCATCAAGATTGACTATTCTGTTACCATTAGATGTAGGGGTTGCGTTAATACTGTTGACAGTTCCATCCGTAAAGACGAACTTATCATCCCAATTTGCTTTGTTATTAGCAGTCTGATGGTACTTGTCTAGTGCAATCAAGGGGCTGTAATTACCTTGGCAGAACTCCATGACAGCATCAGAAATATCGATGTTAGTTACATCTATCTTCATATCATCAGCCAAATCAGCATTGTAGACTAGAGACTCTAGTGTTGTGTTTGCTCCACCATGAATCATGTCTTCCCTGTTAGAGTTAGGTATTACATCCATGTGGATAAACTCAAAGGTCTTTGGTTGGAAGTTAACGCTGTGTTCTTTCTTGTATGAGAAGAAATACTTACCTCTTTTTCCGTTTACCTCACCTACGAACACACCCTTTCTCTGAAACTCAGATACAGGTTGTGGCTTGCCGTAGTTCTTATTCCAATCGCCTTGTCTTGAATCAAGTGGTACAATGAATCTACCACTGTCAACTTCTACATTGTTCTCAGGTAGTTTACTCATTGTCTTCACAATTTCTTCACCATCACGCATCATTCGTGCTTCGTACCCGTCACCATCTTCTGTAAAGATAGCAACTCTTCCTAGAGAGTAAGTCATATCACTGTCTCTCATGTACTCATTAGTTAGTCTCTCACGGCTGCGAGCAGACATGTCTATTGCATCATTTAGGGATACAAAGAACCCGAAGGCTTTCTTGTATAGTCCGTCAGATTGCTGACTTGTTGGTTGCGTCTGTTGTCTCTTCATTACATTACGAGAATTACTAAAGAACTGTCGCCAAAGACTACGAGCCAGTAAAGGCTCTGTTGCTGCGTCAACGTTGTTCTTGGAGCATATCTCCTCAAACTTCGCCATCGCATCGTCTAGGGACATCCCTAGCAGTTCTGCTGCTTTTTCAATTTCATTTTTTATTTCATCATTCATTTTCATTTTCCTCCTTTGTTTTCATTCTTTTTCTTTCGTGTCTTATTTCCACTAATCCCTCTGTCAGCATGACTACGCCACACAATATCCAAAAGAAATTGGAATCTACGCTGATATAACCTAGCGTGTTTAGTATAGGTAGTACAATCAGCAATGCACCGCCTAACGCTATTATCTCATACCGAAGTAGTAGATGTTTAACATCTTCAATATCTACTACACCGTCTTTGTTCAAATCCATTTTCATATTTATACCTCATTTTAAAATCTCCTTTTTGGGGAATCTAACCATTTAATCAACTGTCTCACAACTATCAACCCCAATATTAGTTCAACCATCACATCAACTGTCCTATCATCCAAGAAGCAAGTAACTTTGGAGTCATATTACTACTTCTCCACTCAGCCTCTCCGATAACACGTAACGTTTTGAACTTCTTGGCTGCTGGCATATCTGTTTTAATTACAACATCGTGTAAATTAACACATATAGCATTCATATCTACTGAGTTATATAACAAATCATGCACCTTACCTAAACTATTTTCATATTCATTATTATCAATCATTTGCATTATTTCAGTATATGGTTCAAGATTTTTGTCAATCTGATTCAATAGTGAGGACTTACCGTAGATAGCAGCCTGAAGTTCAGTAAGCCCTCTTCTCATGTCTCCATGTAGTGAGTCTATGAAAGTTTCCAACTCGTCACTTGAAACATGGGTAATTTCCTCATTTTCTAAAATCTTCGTCAACAAAAGATGCATTGTCTGTGGCTTCAATCTATCAAAACGATAGTTAGCACACCTTGATTGTAAAGGATGTATTATCCTATGTCTTTCATTACATGTAATAATGAATCTACAATTATCTGCATACCTTTCCATAATTCTTTTGAGAGCATTCTGTGCATCCTTTGTCATACCATCCATCTCATCAAGAAGGATAATCTTGAACGGTGCTTCGCCAATCTTCTTGGTAGAAGCAATCTCTTTGATTTGGTTTCTGACTGTTTCTAACCTTCTATCATCTGATGCATTAATCTCAAAGAAGTTGTTGTCTTTATCTTCCTTTAGAATATCATTAGCAACGGCTATTCCTGCCGCCGTCTTTCCTACTCCCGCTATTCCATAGAGTAGAAGATTAGGCATATTGCCTTTCTCTACCCAACTCTCTGCGTCTATCGTGAAGTTGTATTGTCCTACAACATCGGCAATTCTCTTTGGTCTATATTTTTCTGTCCATAACATTTTCATTCCTCATTTTTAATTTAGCCACCTTGACAATCCAACAGTGGCGACAACTGGTGTTGTCTTTTTCCTCCTCTTCTTTTCTCCAAGTCCTAATGTTCTTGTTTCAGAGGAAGAAAGTGTTTTTCTACAATAGTCCCTAAAATCAGGGTTTTTCAATAAGTCTTTGAAAAGATAAACCTGAGAATGTCGCATTTTTAACTTCCTCAGAATTTTCGGTATTATAGAATATGTCTTTCTTTGTGGTGGAGTCATCTTACGTTGCATTCTCCCGTCATGAGAATATGCAAGCATTTCGTAAAAGTAATCAGAGTTCCACCTTCTCTTTACTTGTGCATCCACAAACATCAGTTTGTTAGGATGTATGTTTGGTGCTAACCATGATACGAATTGAGTATCTGATGGTTTGCTAATCTTCAAACTATTCATTATTAAATCTCGATTGGGGTTTCTAAGATAGTCCCCAACCAATGTGAATATATCTGTATCGAAATTATGAGGGTCATTTGAACGTGGTGCTAGTTCCTTTATCTCATCAATCTCAAGTTTCTTACCACGCTTCAACTTACATAAGTTAAACAGTTTCTTTGGTACATCTTTCTGATTGATTGATGTAAGAACTACCTGACCTCTATACTCTAGTATAGTTCTCCTAATTAATTCAACATTAGGCTTGTAGTTGCATTCTCTAATGACAATACCAACATCTGCTGGTATGCTGTAATTATCTTCAATGTCAAACTCATTCGCATACTGAACGATAGGATTATCAGAAACGAGTTTCATCGCTTTTTGTAATTTATCTGTTCCGTCTTTGCCAACTATTATTATTGTTCTATTCTGATTCTTCATATTTAATAGGCTCATTTAACACCCTCACTTCCATTATTTCTTCGTAGGCTTTGTTACAAGCCCCACAATTAACTAAAATGATAAACCACTTTAGTTCGTTTTCTTCTTTTACTCCTGCTTCATACGCAAAGGAGTGGCTACCACATTCGTTGCAGCCTCGCTTTATTTTCTGCATAACATGATGATTCATTATCTCGTCATCTGTTACCCACTCTTGTTCCGGTTTGTGAAACTGAATCTTCAGCATACAAACAGAACACAGAGATGCCTCTGTTTCCCTAAGATTACATCTAGGACATAACATCATAGAAGCCCCTTCATCTTGAGTATCTTCTCAAGTCCTTCGGCTTTCAGATGTTCTTTCTCTACTATCATCTTGAGAGAGGTGTTGAATGTTTCCCAATCATTATTTGATATGAGTTTATCATTCATCATTTCTACAAGTTTAGTAAGATTATCCAATCCACTAATCACTAATATGGGCTTAGGTCTCCCACTGTGTTCTTCTGCTTTGTAGTTTGATTCAATCTCATACTGCAACAACGAGCGATTTATCCCCCAAAGAAATACATCTTTACCTCTGACACAGACTCTAAGCCTGACTCTATAACCTAATTTTGACTTAGGGCTGTTTACAATGTTGACTTCAGGATTACCTATTGAAATCAGGATACCATTCAACACATCCCTACTGTACATGCTACTCCGATATCATAGGAGTCAATATATGTTGCTACACTGCTCTGCCACATCTTCAATAGTATTGCAGTCACTAGGATACTTGTCATCTCTTATTCTGAGTATTCTTGGAAACCTCATTCCATAAGTCCCATCTTGGTTTTGTGATATTAAATCACACGTAACCTCAAGCACTATTCTAGGCAGAAAGTGAAAGGTGTATTTCAGACTGTCATATGAATCTACTATTCTCTTCAACTGAGTATCCAATGAGTACATCTCTTCTTCTGATATACCGCTACCAACCTTACCAATGTTCACATAATCTGAACCATCTCTAACGCTAACACCATATGTGCCTATCAGACCTGCTCTCTTTCCTTTCCCATATTCTCCTGATGTTATGACAACATCAAGTTCTACTCTTGGTGGCTTATATTTTAAGAGGGATACTGTTCTCTTTGACTGATAAGGAGCATTCAAATCCTTAATCATCACACCTTCAAATCCACCATTGATTGCTACATTATAGGCGGCATCCACATTACCATGTCTGAATGTCTGAGTTACATACTCCAACGGAACAATTGTTTCTAGGTATTCCAATCTATCACCATAAGTATCACTGAGAATAGACTGACCCTGATACAATAGACAGTCAAACACAACTAACTTAACAGGACATTGTGATATCGCTTGTTGCTTGTCCTTTGAATGAACTCTAGTTGCAAGTGCCTGATGAGCAGCAGGACTACCATCTCTTGTTATCGGATATATTTCAGTATCCAAGATGAAGTCATTAGCATCCCATTCACTAACTATTGATACAATATCTGCATATTGCTCAGTCACAATCTTACCCTTACGATTGAAAATAATTACATCATCATCTTTACCGTGTATTTGATATCTATTACCATCATACTTTACATCCATTATGAAACTCTCAGGTAGTTTGCCTAAGTATTTCTTAGCAAGCATAGGCTTCACAAAGTTTCCATGTACCAGTTCAGGTGGTTCTAGGTCATTCTCTAGGTAATCTACAAGATTAGTTAGTGAGTGACTTATTGTGTATTTCTTCATGTCTCGTTGGTAATAGTCTCCCATAGCCTTCTCGACTGTACTTTTGTTAACGCCGTTTCTTGGAGTTCTCAACCAATAACGAATAAACCACTTAACCTCTAATGCAGACATTCTTCCTATTGAATCACTAATTGTTTGATAACTATCATTTGACATAGAAGAACAGTCTAGTTCTAACAATCTCAAGAAATCAGCCAGTGTAAAATTAGAATCAGGTCTATTTGCACTCAGGAACTCTTTCATTCCTTCTCCCAAGTCTAACCAACTATGAGCAGAATCTGCTATCTCATCTTCAAATACACCAAAGATGTTAGCCAACCACTTGATAGCCTTTTTCTCACCTATGTTGTTCTTTTCATAGTCAAGTGACAATATCTTAATCGCTGCCTTTCTATCACTAAAATGTGATAGTGTCGCACATATTCTATGTCGTTTTTCTGATGGTGTTCTGTCTTCTAAGGATTCACACATCCTGCTCAATCTTATCATACTCATTTTTATTCCTCTCAATTATTTTGTTCAATGCCTTTGCAACATCTTTCATTTCTTCTATGTTCATTCTAACGCCTTTCTTTGTTGGTGTTCCGTTAGCATACCAACGAATGTCAACTATGTCAACATTCCAATAGTTACCTGTTCTTACTGTTAGTTCTTCATTTCCGTTTCTTGGTATTCTTACCATTATTTTTTCATCCTTCAAGCCAACCACCCTTAAACTGCTGTAAGTTCTTCCACGACTTAAAGTATCGTGGAGATTCCTGTGCATCTATTCTGTGTGCTACCCATACAACACCACCAAGACTACTTATCTTTACTAGTTCATATGTTCTACCTTCAACCTCAAACATATCCTCAGTCTCTACATCAGGTATAAGACCAAACTTTTGTGATAGTTCATTGGCAACCTCATCCATGTGTTCAGCGATATACTGTACAATCAAATGTCTTTGAATAGGTACTTTAGCGTCAACTGTGACTTTTATTTTACCTGACATCTCACAAACTACACACGTGTTACCTAAACAAATAGGACACTCTATCTCCGCAGGTAGTGGAGCAGGAAAGCGTACAGTTACTGCTTTCTTCATTGTCTGCCATCCCATACTCTGTATACCAGTTCATACTCAACTGTAACATCGAATGGGAACGCTGCAAAGTGCAATGTTGCATTACCGAACTCAGGAGCGAAACCACTTGACCAATACTTATCTTCCTGAACCAAGTAGCCTTGCCAGTTTACCCAACTGTAATTGCTGAATATAACAGAGTTATTCACTACCTCGAAAGATAGATGAGTTATGTTGTATGTGAATGATTGTAATTCAATCGCTCCATAACTAGTATTGACATCTACCCAAATTGTAGGAGCATGTACAAATGACGCATTGCTGTTGTTATCCATGACAAGAGTAAACTCTCCTGTCATATTCAGCCATTCAGCATTACTCACTTGACCTTCAAATTCATCTTCAGGTGGGCTAGGTAATGCATCTGTACATCCTGCTAAGAATGATGCTACTATCATTAATGCTACTAGTTTGTTGAGGTTAGTCGTTATGTTCATCGTCCTGTCGCAGAGATAGGAAGGATAAATATGTTGCTCCATATCAATCAAACTCAAAACCGAACTCTTCTAGAGTGGTCTGTCTTGTTTCCAAGACAAAACCAAACTCATCCAATGTTGTTTGTCTGCTGTTTTCTTTATTCATTACTCTTCCTCCAATAACTTATTTTGTTTCTCAAGTAACTCGACTATTCTATCGAGTTTTCTCTCTACTGCTGTTTCGTGTCTGTTAAATTTACCATTTCTCATTCTTTCACCACCGACTTAGGGAAGAATACATCCTCCCACACAGTTAGTTGTGCTTCAGACATATGAGTAGTGAATATAGTTCCACTCTTCAGATGTACTTCAACCGTAAATGTGTTCTTTTTCAACATCCCTTGTTCCACTACCCGAACAGTATATGCAGACACCTCTGCCATGTTCAATGTAGTTTGTCCTGATTCTGTATCTAGTTTGTAAAATCTCTCTTTCATTCGTTATCCTCCTGTTCTCTTAATCTGTCTAAGTTTGCTTCCGTCCACTGTGTTGTTAACTCTCCGTCCTTGTTAAATATCAGATTGGCTTCAGGCCCACCGTTACTAATTCTTCTGTTTGTCCTTTGTGTTTTAGAGTCATCTCTACAATCTAAACAATATGGTTTATTTGCAAGCCTTCTTCTATTTGCTGCATAGCAGCAAGATGAACGGTGATGTTCATGTGGTGTTCCCTTCTTTCCTTTAGGAGCATAGTTATCACTCCAAAGAATCCATTCGTCAACCTTCATTTTCCACTTACCCCAATACTCGTTGTGCGTGTGTTCCTCTCTCAATAAGAAAAGTGAACCATCAACATGCCTCACAACAAGAAAATCATTTAACAAACCATTGTCTGCTACTTTGACTATCTTTCCTTCTGCTGTTTCTCTTGCCTTCTTGTTAGCAAACCGTTGTTCAGCAGAAACAGGAATGTGGGCAATAGTGGTTTTTCCACCTGACCTTATCTCATGCCTAATTGGAACTTTATTCTCTATCTTTCTTCTCTTTGATTTGAGTTTCTTATTTTTTTCAGGGTTAGTAGAAGTAATAACTTCCGTCTTAATTGAAGAAATAGTATCGATGATTTCACCAGTTGATGCATTATACTGTTGATGTTGTCCTAACAAGTATACATTTTCTATGTCATTGCAACTAATTAGTTTATCATTACCTTCTTTCATTTCAAATGCCCAATACTTCATTCATCATCACCGCCCCAATATGGGTCTAGTCTGTCGTTGGGTATCATACCCCAACTGTTCTTCATTGAATCTTCAAAAGATACATGCTCTACGAAATCAGGATTCTTCAGAAGAAGAAGAGGCTCATGCCAATCCCCATCTGCTTGTGCCTGTCTAATTGCCTCATTCATCTGCTCTGCTTTATCATCAGGCAGTTCAACCCAATACACCATAGCATGTCTCTGTCTATTCAAACTCGCTCTCATTGTAAGAGTCATAGGGGCAGAACCCACTCCTTCACATTCCATAAAGGACTCCAAACCATGAGCATCTGCTATGCCACAATATGTCTTCCATGTACTTTCTGTAATCATTCCTTTCCACCTTCTTCTATTGTTCTCATTATCTTCTTCTCAGCATATC